AGGGAACCCACAGGAGTGTTTTCAGGTCTATACAAGGTCACACAGGTTGAGCATAATTTCACAGATGGGAAATTTACACAGACACTCACGATGGTTAGGTTCAACAATCAAGATAAACCTGCAACACCAACTAGTAATGAAAAAATAGTCAAGAAAGACGGTGTAATAACTAATGTGAAAAATCCAATACAGTTATCACGTGAGACGGAAAATATTTGGAAAATTAGAGAAAATGATGGGATGGCATAATGTCGGGATATGATTATTTAAAAGGACACGCTTCAACATCAAAAGCACCAGGCGAGGATAAGTCATGGGCACAAGGACAGCCGGGCCCATTCATTGGCGTTGTTAAGAATAACGTTGACCCATTGAGGATGGGAAGACTGCAGGTGAACATTCCTAACCTTAGTAAAACAGCAGATCCAATCAGCAGTAACTTAATCACATGCGAATATCTTTCACCGTTCTTCGGTGCCAAGGATGTAAAATACAACTTACCCGGATCAACAAAGTACGAGGACAGCCAACACAGTTATGGCTTCTGGGCGGTGCCACCGGACATAGGCACAAGGGTGCTTGTGATATTTGTAGAGGGCAAGTTGGATCAGGCATTCTGGATAGGTTGTGTGCAAGATGCTGTGACCAATCACATGGTGCCAGGTATAGCCGCTAGTGAGAAAACATGGGACAAAAATTCAGGAGGTCCTGCAGGACAGTTCAGTAGCGCCACTGATAAGCAAAGCACATATGGAACAAAAAATGTGCCTGCAGGAGAGGTCAACAAGCAGAATCCATCTTCAAATCCTGCATTGAACTATAATAGTTTTAACAAACCAATACACCCATTTGCAGATGTCCTCAAAGATCAAGGACTGTCCGCAGACGATATCAGAGGCACCACAACAAGTTCCGCTCGTAGGGAGACACCAAGCAGTGTGTTTGGCATAAGCACACCAGGGCCAAAGGACACAAGTACCACTAAACAGTACGTCGGCACAAAAGACATCAGGAAACAGGATTTCGTCACAAGGAAGATAGGTCACACGTTTGTTATGGATGACGGAGATGTTGACGGCAACAACCAATTGACTAGACTGAGAACGGCAAGTGGACACCAGTTGTTGATGCACGACACAGAAGGTGTCGTGTATTTGGCCAACGGGTCAGGCAAGGCGTTTATTGAGATGGACAAGGACGGTACGATTAGCGTTTATTCAGATGGCGGAATAAATTTTAGGACCAGTCGTGATTTCAATTTACACTCAGAGACCAACATAAATTTCCATGCCAAAGGCACGATCAATTTCACTTCTGAAAATCACCTGGCGCTGAACGCGGAAGGTTATCTTTTTGCAATGGGAGAAAAAGGTGTGTTCAGCAGTGCCCAGAAAGGTGCTGTTAGACATTATGGCAGGGATGGCATTAGTTCATTCACGGATGGAACGCAGTTGCACGGTGCGAAAGGCAGGATAGACTTGGCAGGGGACACGGTGCATTTCAATTCGGTCGGCGCCAGCGAAGTATGGGGTCCTAAATGGTTGAAGGCAGATGCGATTGGCATAAAGGTTACAGAAGGCCTAATAGACATAGACGACGATGCTCCATTATCACGTGGAAAACCGAACAAGATTGACAACAGGACAACAGTGACAGATTTTGTTACGCATGAACCTTATGACAGACAGAGCAGTACTGCGAGGACCAAGAAGTTCATAAATGAAGCAATGGAAGAAATCAAAAAATCTAGTCCTGAATTATCAGCAACAGAATTGAAAGTGATTAAATCTGAATTGCTAAAACAACCTAGCATAAAAGCAGTCTCAGAAAAATTAGGCAAAGTCGTAAAACTGAATGACAACATCAAACTTCCTATATCCAATCTAAATACCTTGGTCAGTAAGGCCAACAATATACAGAAATTGATTTCGGATCCGAAGGGTGCCGCAATGAGTTTCATTCATGGTAAGATAGCATCAATCAAGAGTCAGGCAATCAGTGCTGTGAGGAGTTTCTTTAGATTTTAAGAAGTAAATATAGCATATGGCATACGGAGATTCAGGTTCAGGTTCAGGTTCAGGTTCAGGTGGTCTACAAAACGGATCAGTGACTTTCAAAGGCTTTAGTTCACGTGCGGACAAAAAGAACTTCAAACTATATGATTTTGAAGTGGCAAAGCAAGATCTCATCAACAGGTTATCTGTGCGTAAGGGCGAGCGCGTGGAGAACCCGGAATTCGGCACAATCATATACGACGCAATCTTTGAGCCATTCACGGAGGCACTCAAAGACGCCATAGTCGATGATGTTACTGCTAACCTCAACGCAGATCCAAGGATAGCAACAGAAGAGATCTTGGTCTCAGAGGCCGACAAGGGCATAGCCATACAGGCCACAATAAAATATGTGCCATTGAATATTACTGAGAAATTGAGGTTCAACTTCGATGAGAATTCTCTGTTACGCCTATCTTAATATACGCACTTAATTTAATATATAAATACCCATACAAACAGTATGGCCACTACAGATAGACAGAACAGATTATTGGTTGCGGAAGATTGGAGGAAGATCTACCAGGCTTTCCAGCAGGCGGACTTCAAATCATATGACTTCGAGACGCTACGTAGGACCATGGTGGCATACCTACAAGAGAACTACCCAGATGATTTCAACGATTTCGTGGAGAGTTCTGAATACGTTGCACTCATAGATCTTATCGCCTACATCGCACAGGCTCTTTCGTTCAGAGTTGATCTGAACGCAAGGGAGAACTTCCTAGAGACTGCGGAGAGAAGGAATTCGGTGCTAAGATTAGCAAGGTTGATCAACTACAACGCCAAGAGGAACCTCCCAGCCACAGGCATGCTGAAGATAGATTCCATATCTACCACACAAGATGTGTCTGACAGCACAGGAACAAATCTAGCCAATCAAAACATTATCTGGAATGACTCTGCAAACGCAAACTACAGAGAACAATTTACAGCAGTATTAAATGCCGCGAATCAAACAGGACAACTGTTTGGAAACCCAAGGGAGTCAGGGACGATCGGTGGCATCGACACTGAGGTTTACACGTTAAGTTCCAACCAGTTGGATCTACCTGTGTTCAAATTCCAGAAGTCCGTGGGAGGTATTTCGAGATCATTTGAGATAGTACCAAGCACAATCAATGAATCAGAATCGATCTACGAATCTGCTCCTGTTCCAGGGACAGGTTTAACATACACATATCGATCAGATGGATCTGGTGACAGTTCAAACAACACAGGATTCTTTTTCTTGTTCAAACAAGGCACACTTCAGCAGTCAGAATTCACTGTTGAAACGGCAGTGACCAATTTTGTCAAAGAACTGGATGAGCCAAACGTAAACAACACCGATGTCTGGTTGTATAAATTAGACCAATTCGGACAATTGGCAGAGTCTTGGACAAAGGTACCATCACTGTCGGGCAATAATGCAATTTACAACTCGTTGTCTAAAACTGAAAGGAACATCTTCAATGTGGTGACCAAGAACAACGATGCAATAGATCTAGTTTTTGGTGATGGCAACTTCGCAAACATTCCGCTGGGCAATTTCAGGACCTACTACAGGGTCAGTGACAATGCCAAATATGCTATACAGTCGGCAGACATGCAGGGCATACAGTTGACTGTGCCTTACACAGATGCCAATGGTGCACAACAGACTTTGACAATGAGTTTAAGCCTGAAAGCAAGTGTGTATAACTCCGCGGCAACAGAATCAAATGACTCCATCAAGGAAAAAGCGGCGCAGGTCTACTATTCACAGAACAGGATGATCACAGCAGAAGACTACCAAGTGGTGCCTCTGAGTGCATCACAGGAGATCGTCAAAGTGAGATCAGTCAACAGATCAGCATCTGGAATATCAAGGGCCAAAGAGATCTTGGATCCAACAGGTGCCTACTCTAATGTAAGCGTGTTCGCGGAAGATGGCATTCTCTACAGGGAGGAGTCGGTACAGCAATTTACTTTCAACTTCAACAACCGGAGCGATATACAGTCAACCATTGACACATCAGTCGAGGCCAAACTGAAACAAGCCTACGCCAGGCAGTTCTACTACCTAAAATATGGCACAAAGGATGTGAGCACACTTTCAGCCACATGGAACTCCACAACCACATCAACCAACACCAACACAGGATACTTCACTTCAGGCGGTGCTCTGGTCATAGGTGACTTTGCGACTTCAAACATGAAGTTCGCAAAACCAGGGGCGTTGGTCAAATTCACGTCACCAGACACTAGGAAATTTTTGAATGGAACTTTAGTGACCACGGGCACGGACAACGCGGAAGACAGGGCATGGGCCAAGATAGGTGCAGTGGTGCTTGATGGTGCAAATGCCGGCACCGGAAATCTTGAATCCGGGGTTGGTCCTGTGACACTTGCGGACATAATACCACAAGGTGCTGTGGTAAACGCAATCATTCCAAACTTGACCACTTCTTTCTCCACCACACTCGAGGCAGACCTACTGGAGAGGATAGAAGCATATGAGGAATTCGGCCTTAGGTATGACGTTGATTCAGAGACATGGAAGGTCATCACATCAACCAACCTAAGCACCAGTTCGGTGTTCGATCTTGCCAGTGCTGGATCAACAGCGGGCACGAACGCAGACGCCAGTTGGTGGTTCAAATTCACCAATGACGGAAACACCTATACTGTGCAGTACAGGAAATTGGACTACATATTTGAATCTGAATCTCAGAACAAGTTCCATTATGATGTGGAAGAAAAAATTTACGACTACACAACAGGTAGAAGCGTAAAAGACACTGTGAAAATACTCAAAACC